GTAATGCTAATATCAGGGTAATTGTCTTCAAGAATTGCCAATGCCTTTTTCTTGATTGTCGAAAACACATTCATTTCTAAATCAAAAGCCCACTGATTATCAATCACTATTCAAACACCCTCTTTACAACATTTTTGTAGTCCTCAATTATCTTTTGTTCTGCTTTCAATACCGGCATAGTAGCTTTTACACCTCTTGTAAGCACAAGTTGGTTATTTTCATCGTAATAGCCCCAAACCTTTTTTTGTCCGTTGCCTTTGCCATAGGAACCGATTAAAAATCCAAATTCTTCTCCTTTGGGGTGTGGGCTTGCACCGGCGGCACCGTTATAATATACGCCTGCGCCAAACTCGATAAATAACAGTTCTTTTCCCTGTACAATCAGTTTTGCTTCTGCCGTACTACCATTGGAATTAAGTTCTACGTAAGCATTGTGTGACGTGTCAGAACCGCTTCTTATTTTGCCGTCAAACGTATACTGCGCTTCTGTCATATTGGTATCAACTACGGCAATGCCTACATTAGCAAGTTCTTTCACGAATTTTCTAAGTTTACGTTGAAATCTTAATTGATACTGCTGTACTCGTTTTATTGCGTTTTCTACGGATTTTTGGGACAATGTTATAACTATTGGTCTTGTAGCCATGTGCTTACCTCACGTTTTTCTGTAAAAGAAATAAATCTGCCGTTAATCCCTCATCAGCGACACCCTTAACGATATAATCGCAACTGGTTTCATCAATGATTGTTTTATGCTTATCTTTGTACCTCACTTCTGACTTTTTCCAAACAAGCGAGCCAACATCTAACGGCAATTTGCCTTTGTCTTCCACAATTTGAACAAAATTCGTAGAATTATCTACACCAAATTCCTTTATCAGTGCTTCGCTTAATTTATTGCTTATTGAAGAATAAAAAACCACAGGCTTTTTATAACCTGTGGTATACTCTCCTGTTTCAACAGGGACCTCTTCACCGTCAACAATGATGTATTTTATTGAACCGTCTTTATTCAGTTGGTATACCGGTGTTCTGCCGTCTTTAAGCGCGTAAATCATCTTTTGTTTATTAATGTCCAACATATCAATCTACGTTCTTTCCGAACCGTTTCCACAGTTCTGAAAGCTTCTCCCAGCCATACATAGCAACAAAAGCAACAACAAAGCCTGCCATAATTGCGGCTAAAACCATGTACCACAGGATAGTCATGTGTAAATACTGCATATATGCTACAAATGCCGCTACTGTAATGCCGATTGATAACACAAGTACCAATCCGTCAGTTGGAATCTTCGCAAAAACACCTACTCCTTTGATAACCTGTGTAATCACCGACACAATAAACGCGATTGCGCCGATTACCGCTAAAATAATCGTGATGTTTAACGTCAATGTTTCTAAAATATTCATATTACATCTCCTTTTCGCCATTCAGACGTTCTTCAATAGTGTTTAGTCTGTAATGTGCCGATTTCACGCTTTCTTCAACTTTGATAATTCGTGTATCGTGAGAATTAATCTCTTTTCTCATTTCTGACACTTCATTTTTTATTTCAGTTGTATTGCTTGAAATGGCGTCAAGTTTCATATTGATACGTGTATTCTCTTTTACGCGTTCTTCAATGTCTTTTGTGTCTGTGTGTTTGTTGTTTTTCAAACCAAACCAAAGACTAAAAAATCCAAAAAAGACGGAAAAAGCAACCGATATGATACTTATAATTATTGCAACTGGCATAATATACCGCCTTTCATTTTTTTTGGCACACCGCCCACCACCCTTACTGTGTGCCGCCTGCTACGTTTTCCCGGTGCTGGTAAAACGTAACGCACAATCTTCTATAATGCTTTTACAAACGGATATACCCCTACAAACAGGCTATCACGGTCTTTCCAGCTACGGCTTACACCGTTTTCACTGTAGCTTGCCATGTAGTTTTCTCCTGCCTGTGACCGGTCATATACCACAAGATTGACAATTACACTTTCATAGCTTTTCAGGTCATTGTCAATCTGTTCCTGCGTATAACTTTGCGGATAACACCGTTTTGCAATTATATCTTTCGTTGCCTGTTTTATGAGCTGTTCAAGAAGCAAGTTGTCTTCTTTGCTGTCAAACACAACAACATCAGATTCAGTGTTATCCTCATTTTCAACCGTTTCAATATGAAATTGTTTGAGCCGGATTTTTACCTGCTCTAATGTTGTGTATTCTTCCATGCTGTTCTCCTGCTTATAATCCTAACTTCTCAATCAAGATTGCTTTAAGGTCAACTCCGCTCATTTCCGCCGCATTTTCAATGCCGTTCTGTGCCGCTAAACTCTGCAATTCCGCTGTCGGCATACGGTTGATTTCAGTCTTGGTATATCCGGTAGGCTTGTTTCCCGGAACAGTGTCCGGGACTTCTTCGCCTGCCGCATACCATTTCCCGTTTTTAATAACGATATATGGATATTTCATATGCTACCTCCGATTAATCATGATGAACCTCAAGTACGAATGTGCTATCCATATTTTCGTAAGACGGCAATACTACCTCAGAAGCGAATACTGACATCTTCATTGGCGGGCCATACTCAACCTTTGTAGCGACTGTGATTCCTGTTCCATATGTCGTTACATCAACGTCAGCAACCTGTCTTGCAGTTCTTTCTTCCGGTGTCGTTCCGAACCACGTACTACCCAGTTTTCCGTCCGGCAACAGTGTTACTTTGTTGTCCGGGTAAAAATAGTGTTCTTTCCCAGCTTCGTCCATATACATTTTGTCGTACAGGACGATTGTAAGCTTTGTACGCTTCTGAACAACTGAAATTACCGTGTCGTCATCAACCTCAATCGTTGCCGTAAGATTCTGTGCAAGGATTGAATTTCTAATCTGTGCATTTTCAAGCAAATACTGGAATGTATTGGTGTTCATAAGTACGTATTTAGCAATCTTGCCTTTCTTCTGTAACTTTTTTCGAGCATTATTAAGGTCTGTAAGCGGCTTAGAGTTTACTGTATCGCTCCACATACTGGTATCCTCAAGCTTTGCATAATGGTCTTTTGCATATGAACCGTCCTTGTCGTAATCATATGCGTACTGTACACCGTCACTTTCAATAGCAATAACCGGGTGTCCTGCTTCTGTAGCGAGAAGCGACATTCTCATGCGTTCCGGCACGACTTCTGCGCCGCTCACAAGGTTGTTAGTATCGTCATATACGCTTGATAAGGCACTTGCAAGGTACGGGTCATCTGTAGAACTAATACGTTCAATTTCAAGCATTTCTTCTTCGCCGACTTCCATACCTTCACGGAAAAATGCCATTTGTGTTTTTTCTTTTCTTAATCCCTCTCTTGCTCTAAGTGTCGGAATTGTGTCGAAATTTGACGGCGCAAGCGATACCGGAAGTCCCTTATGTGTCTTAATCCAGCTTAAATCAAGCCCCTGTTTCTTTCTTTCCGGAAACCAATTTAATCCGAGATATGGGATTTGATTACTTGCTTCTTCTGTTGTTGTAAGTGCAATAGACTTACTGTTTAACACTTCATTAATTAACATCTATATACCTCCCAAATTATTCAAATACAATCATTGGAAGCGCTGTAGAAACGCCCGCGTCATATGTAGTGCCGGAATGCTTTTCAGCCACGCTTTTATTGATATATGCTTTCTTCAAAAGCACACCCTGTGGCCTGTCTTCTGTGACGTCATATCTCAGAATACCTACGACCGTTGCCGTGTTGTCTGCCTTTCCGTTTTTTCCAATTGGTGTACCGGCTTTTACAATCTTTCTGCCGTCAGCCGTCTTTTCAATAACATCTGTAAAATCAAGTGTCATTGGAATTGCTTCGTTAGGCAGTCTTTTTAAAATCTGAACGTTTCCAGCATATGAAATCTGTTCATACTGCATATTTGACATTTAATTACCTCCTAAATAATGTGACAAAACATCATTGTTGCTTTGACTTTTTGGATTGCTTGAGATAAGACTTGCGGCTATTTTTTCTGCTTCTGTCTTCTCTAAATCTTGGTTACTACCGCCGCCTGGAATATCCTGATGTTTAGCAATCTCCTGTTCCTTAGCCTGTGCTGCGGCGGTCTCTTTTTCGGACATAATCTTGCCAAGTTCGGCTGTATCAAAGCTGCCATCTTCTTTTATAATTGTTTTTGCCTGTTCTGCGGTTACTTTGAAATCAGTCATAGCTTTTTCACGCAAATCTCTAATAGCATTATCTTTCTGTAAATCTGCTATCTGCTGATTAGCTGTCTCTAGGGCTTTATTTGCCTTCTCAAGCTCTGTCAGGTTTCCAGCCTGTAGCTCGTCAAGCTGTGTCTGTAGCTCGTCTGCCTTGTCAGCTTTAGATTTGTAGCCGTCTGCTCTGTCTTTTTCTTTCTTTGTCTCACCATTGACCTGATTCAGATAATTGCTTACCTGTTCATCTGTCGGTTCTGCTACTCCGATTGAAATAAGATTCTGTTTTGCCTGTTCTCTTGTCATAATTACCTCCGATTCACTACGCTTTTTTTACGTTGGTTGCTCAACTTGTGATTTCTCCTATTTCACGCATAGGTGCAAAATGTATAAAATAAAAGCAGCTACCGATTATTCGATAACTGCCTTATTTTGCTGATTATTATTAAGTTGATTAGCTATCTCTTGTGCTTTCTTTTCTTGTTCTTCCACATCATCAATAGTCTTGTATATATTATCAAGATATGGTTTTGATAGCAGGAATGTTTTTTCCGCATCCCCCCATAATCCAACTGTCTTAATTGCTATAAGTGGATGTATTCCGCTTTGAAGCAGTACTGTGAGTGTCTGTGCCTTGGTGTACATATTGTCCTGTGGACTGTGATTTATCTGTACATCAAAGTCTCTGACTGACAGCTTTAAATCTTCTCCGGCAAGTCTTAATATGTTAAGAACAACTATTGCTAATCGTTTTTCACACGATTTAACAACAGGGTCCTTCAACTTTGCCCTTGTCTTAGAGAAGTCCCATCCGTTTCTCAATTGAACCGCCCCTTGCGTATCTCCGCCGGTGTTACTTTGTTTTGTCGGAATAGCTAATATGGATAATGTGTTATCCCATAAATCTTCTTTGGCAACTTGGCATTGTGTCTGATTAAGCTCCTGTGTCATAATTTCAACATCCGACTTATTGTCTTTGTTGATAGACTTAACTGTAAGGGCATGGTTCATTTTCATTTTTTCAAATGTTTCTGGGTCAACTTCACAATTAACAAACTTGACCCAATACTCAACAAACTGCTGTATGCTATCCATTCTGTTAGACTGCATATTATTAATTGCATCTAACATTCCAATAACAAGTTCAATATCAGATATTCTTTCGTGATTGTTCGGAAACTCAACAATAGGAATTTCACCATATGTATGTAGTTTTGCTTCAACTACTTTGCTGTCAACAATTCTGAAAGACATAGTATCGGAAAATGCCATTTTATACCAGTTTCCGTCCTCATCCTTGAGTTCCTGCACCACAAGCATAGGTTCTTCTGTACTTTCGTTGTAAACAGCATAAGTATTCATTGGTGTAGGTGCTACAATTCTAAATGGTACATCTCCATTTTTAGGTTGAACCGCCTTAAATGATGTTCCTGTTGCCGACTGCCACTCTCCAGCTTTAATGTCTTTCTCCTGCTTATTGGCATCCGCCATAAAATCATTGAGTATATCAACTGCCTTATTGATAGCTTCATCATCTTTGCGGCTAATAAACTGGATTGGCTCGCCATATGTTTGTCCTACCTTAAACTGAACAATTTCATATGCATGATTTTCAACAATCTTGTTTGTAATATCTTCATTAGTTAGCTTGTGTCTGTACAATATTGGCTGGTCGCCCTTGTAGTAATGCCATAAATACTTAATAGCTGGCTTATTCCAATAAAATACACCAATAGTATCCCCAATAACCTTTACAATGTTGTCAGCCGTTATCATATCTACATTTGTATATGCAATTTTTCTACCATAACAACCTCTAACAAGGTCTTGAAAATATATGCTATTCATATAATACCTCTTTAAAAAAACCTCATTCCACTCGAGGTCCTTATATCTGGGATTTCTTTAACTTTATTTTTATCATCGTCGCTTGGGTAATACCAAATCCATTTATTGCAGTTCATACAAGCCTTTTTATGTACATTAGGGTCGTCTTTATCAGCATACGCTAACAGCTTGCCGCAATTTGGACACATTACAGCTTTATTTTTCTTTTTATAAAACTTCATAAGCCACCTCTTTGTGCATAGAAAAAGCACTATTATATTTCTACAATAGTGCTTCGCCTAGGGTTTTATTATTTTTTATTTTGTCATCATAATAATAACACAACATTAATATGACATTCAATGACACGACAGATATTCATTTCCATATTTTTCTTCAAATCTTTTTAATGCAGCTCCATGTAGTCGTATTGTTTGTCGCCATGATTTATCAATTTCAACCGCAATATCTTCAAATCGTTTTTTTGCTATGTATTTTAAAAATAAAATATTATATAGGTTTTCGTCCTCTATACTTTCAATTTGATTAATAATTTTTTCTTTTGTATCTACGTAGTTGTCAATCATGCCGTTAATTTTTTCTTCCATTTCTTCAATCTTAGCATATGCACAGCCCGTTTTGTCCGGGTCACTAGAAGACATAACGCGCTCATCTGTTCCCACGGCTTTAATACTGTATGCCATTTCTTTCATTTGTGAAAGTTCAATCATTTTATTGTTAATCATTTTGTTTAATTTTCCAATTTGCTGTAAATATTCCTTTGTCGTCATAAATCAATACCTCCTAAATGGATTTTGTGTGGCTTCTACTTTTGCTACAGTTCCTGTCCGCATTTCATTCTCAAACAGCGCTATGCTATCAGGTGCGTCATCATGATTGACTTTGCCGCTTCTTGTCATAGTGGTAAGTTCTTTCATAAACTTGTAATATTGGCTCTGCCTGTCCATTTTTTTAAAATCTCTAAAATAATAATCTCGAATGATATTATCTCTTGCGTTTTCCATGCGAGTTATTTTATTTGAACAATTAAATTTAAACCTTGCGCTACATCTACCGCCCCGGTCTTTAACAATATCCATTACGTCACGTCCAAAGTATTCTCCGGCGCTATTGCTCTCAAATGTAACGGTTTTGACATTATGTTTAATAAGCATATTGGCACATTCTGGCTTGGTAAACTGTGTTCCTGCATTATCAAATACTACATCAACGATATACACCTCATTACCATAAACATATCCAATCGGCATTGAGCAACTGTCTTCTCCTTTGTCGGCACTATCACAAGCCGCCATAATAGCGTCCGGCTCTCTGTCAACAGGAAGTTCTTCAAAGTAATTAAGCTCATTTTCTGCAAACATTCGTCCTTTTGCTTCAAATGGCTCTTGTTGAAACTCTGCCGCCCATGTTTCTTCTGACACCAGCTTGCGCTCTTTGCGGTAATAATCTGTTGTAAATATCTTACGCAAGCCTTTTTTATCCTTGCGATATATTTCCCAGTTGCTTTCATCTGTAACTGGGTCAAGTGCTGGAATCGCTACCTCTCGCCAACTCCACCCCAACTCATTTGCCTTATTTTGTAACGCTGTAATCGGGTCATATAGACTATATTTTGTTCCTTGTATAATAATTGGTGTTCCCTCTAATCGCCTACCAAGAACATCGTCTGTGACCTTTTCACAAAGAAACTCTAGTCTATCTCTGTTTCTTGCTTCTTCATGATTTTTTACACAGTCATCAATGTATACAAGTACATTTGCTTCTGTGCAACCGACAATCGCTCCGTCAATAGGTCTACAAGTAAAAGTTGGAAATATATTTTTGCTTTTAAGGTCAATAGAAAAATTTTCAGCACTTTTATAGTCTTTTTCGCCTATTTTTGTAGCTTCGGGAAAAACACTTAAAAACCTTTGATATGTACTTTCTGTCTCAAAGCTTTGCAATAAACCACCATAAAATCGCTTAACAAGTCCTTCACCTTTTCCAACACCAAATATACTTCCGTCTGGGTCTCTCCCACCCATCATCTGTGCCAACTTCAAACCGCCTGTTGTTTTTCCTGTTCTCTTGGGCTGTGATACAGACAAAAAATCTAATTTTCCGTCATAAATTTCTTGATACGCTTTAACTACAGGTTGTAAAACTTTATATCTTGGAAAATAAAATCTTTTATATGGGTCTTTTTCATCAATTTCGATATAATAAAAAAAGCTATCGACTAAGTATGACGATTCATACATTAAAACATCATAAAATTGCTGAAGTGCTTTATATGTCGTATCATGTTCTCCTGCATAAACCTCTAAGTCCGCAACTCTGCCGCCTGTATGTTCTCTAACAAATTGAGCTATAAGTTGCTTTGTCCTTGCCGATATTTTCAATCCATAATTAATATCATGTTCGGTTCTTAGTGAAACGGCTACAGCTTGTATATACGCGTCAATAACCTGCTCATCTATTTCTTTTCTTTCTATGTAATTTTCATATTGTTTTACTGCCGAAATAAGGCTTGAACTTGCCAAAGAAAAGCACCTCTACTTTCCAAAAAAAGCAAAGGCACTTTCAGACCTCTGCCAATAATTTTTGTTGGTTAGCGACTACAATCAATCTGTAGTCGGTAATATCACTTAATCAATATCTGCAATGCTTTCTACAAAACAATTGTAGTAGATATATCTCTTGCCGTTAAAATCAAACTTAACATATCCACCATCGTATGCACCAATATCAATTTTGCCTTTATATGTTGCAAGTTCTTTACCATCTGCCGTGTATACAGTAATTGTTCTTTGCATACCGCCATTTACATCACTTTTCATATCTGTTACCGCTCTGTCCCATGACGCACATCCGGTCATTCCTAAGCACAATGTCAAGCCTAATACAACTGCTAAAATTTTCTTCTTCATAATATATTCCTTTCTGCTGATAATCAGCAATCATTGTTTATCTCAATTGTTCAATAACTTTTTTGCAAAATCTTATATGACTTTTGCATAATTCAATCCTTGTTTTATTATCAACAGGAACACCATCAAAACATTCTGCATATATACACTTTCGTGCGTTCGTTATTTCAATTTCTGTCAAAAGCCACTCTTTAGCTCTGCTATCATAAAACCCATCGCATAAATGCTTTGCAATATTTATAAATGGCTGTGGGTGTTCTACTACGTCTAATGCTTCTTCAAAGGTGTAATTTCCCTTGTAATCCATAATAATTCCGACAGCTTCATACTTTCCAAGATTAACTCCTAAGAATCTATCTGTAGCTGTATTCCAGATAGCATATAAATTGTCTAAATCGTCTTGCAATGCAACTATTAACATAAAAAGTCACCCTTTCAAAAAGTTTAATACAAAAATGCAAACAAACATTAAAGCAAACACAGCGATTGCTGCCATTTTTACACCAAATAAAAGTTCTAAAATAATTCTAAGACCAGCTATTAAAACCGAAAGAATTAATGTCAACATAAACACATTAAGTGTTTTATTAAGAGTTTTAAGAAATTTTTTTATCGTTGTTTTTGTCATTGTAATACACCTTAAACCCTTTCATTTTATATTCGGACACGGATTTTCTCAAATCTTCAATGCTGCCGTATTTTTCATTCAGCATAATAGCAGTGCTCCCCTTTTCAGCCGCATAAATGCCGCATGGTATAGCTTTACTTGCTATTTTAAGGAACTGCTTGTACTCTTTGCGTGACATTCCATATACATTGCCTTTAATCTCTACTCTCATGCACACTCTCCTAGTCCTTAAATAGCCCGTCAGGAAATTTCCCACCTGTAATTAATATGCCTACGTATTTGTGAAATGTCGGATAACTCATGCCGGCTATTTCCGTTGCTTTTGTTATCGTTACCTCGCCGCTCGCCCATTTATTGTAGGCTTCAATAAACTTGTCCTTATCTACTGCATGAACACCTTTTGCCATACTGCACCTCTTTTTTATTTTTAATTTTTTTAAAAAAATGGAAAAGGGCGGAATCGAACCGCCAATGTTTACCACACGGGAACAGATTTACAGTCTGCCGCAACACCGCCAATCGTTGCCGCTTTTCCAAAAAACAAACATGAAGACTTCTCTTTATTCATCATACCCGCAGTCACATTCAGTCACCGTGACGATAAGTCCGAGCTTCCGGGTGCGACCCTTGGCTTCTTACCGCTGTCAAGCACGGACAGGGAGCGAATTTAACCTGCAAATTTCACGGTTCTTTCGGAAGTTTTTTTGATTTGCAAAAAAATTTTGTTTTGCCATACCGCTACTTTAACGAATTTCTTGTGTTATACTCCGGTTTCCCGGATTCAAGGCAAGCCGACTTAATGAAATTCCTGTTTTGTTTGTAGTCTTTCACACCACGAACACAAACAGGTTATTCTTGCACCGCAAGCGTTTATTATTCGTCAGCCACAAGGATTCTACTTTTGACGTCCTTATGATGATATACTACACCACCTTGTTGCCAGCTTTGCTGTCTTCTTTGCTTAAATTGCTTCAAGCAAAAAGCCTACACTTTCCAGTATCCCGAAAAGTTTTAACTCAATTCAGTGTATCCCGGCAAGGTTGAAAAGCCTATCTGCACCGGGGTAATCATGTTTGTAATTCCCGCCGGACCTTGTGACGGTCCTTTAATCAGCTTTCCGCTAACGGGAGATAAGGGGGTACCAAAGAATGGGACAAAAGGGCTATCAAAAGCCCAGCTACCCTAACCGGATTTGAACCGGTGATACAGGAATCAAAATCCCGTGCCTTACCGCTTGGCTATAGGGCATTGTTTTGCGGGTATTCCCAACTCTATTTCCCGCACACCTCATTGTACTATCCTTTGTAGCCATTCTTACAGCATTGTTTGACAAGGTGTTTGTTTTGCTTTAAATGTCTTTGCTATCCCGATGTAGCGACCTTTCGGATTCAAAACCGTTCGGGTAACGATTTCTAAGCTTTGCTTTGTTCATTTCAGCAATGGTATCTAAGTCATATCCAATGCCTTTTGCGGCTACGGCTAAATACCAAAGGCAATCGCCCAGTTCTTTTGCCATATGGTCTTTATCAAGCGTATGACCTTGAAAAAGCATTTTCTTTACCATGTCGATTGCTTCTCCGGCTTCACCATTCAAACCCATTACTCCGTTAAGCAAAAGATTATCTTCGTGTGCTGTGGCTGTTCTACTTGCTGTACGCATTGCTTCTGCCTGATACTCGTTTAATGTCATTGATACACCTCTTTTTGTTTTTGAGATTATTTTTGGGACTTAGTCGGGCTGGCTGGCTGTTTTTATTCAACCCCCACCCCCTAACAGAATCACCGTTGTAGGCGATTATCTGCCGTTATTTAATTGTTTGATTATTTGCTGTTTTGTTTGCCGTTTCTGACTATTTGTTTTATACATTTCGCTAAACTCATGTTTAGCGAAGTTCTAAGCATATCGAAATAGCTTGAACACCAGTAAATACGGCACTTTTAAATTGTGTCTGAATTGTTTAACGTTTCGCACGCTTCTAACCGTGGAAGTTGTGCGCCGTTTTCGTCCAATTCCGTTCCCAATTTTGGGAGGTCCGCCGCTGTCAATGCAGTCTTTCCGAATGTTTCTCGGCTTACTCCTGGCAGATTCCAACCGAAGCGCCTATTTAATATAGGCAAGTACTTCATTGGATTGTTTCGCCTGTCTTTCATCAGAGCTGTCAAACTTTCCTCAGAAAATAATTTCAATTTTTTAAAAATGTCACTCCCTTTTGAACTTAATTCTTTTGTATATTCCCCCTCTTTTAATCTGCTTACAGTTAAATTACTAATAACATTACCATCTAAGTCCTTATACACAACAACTCTTTTATTGTTATTGTTTAAATTATATATAGCATTTAAAGATATACCCGAAAATAAATGAAAACCAATAACACTAATCTCTTGATTATGTATAAAACATTCATAAGCATATATGTCTAATATATAATCTACAGCTTCTAAGTTATAAGCATTATTTATATTTTTAGGCATTGCTAAAATACTTGGATTAGCCTTAAAAGTATTTTGGCAAATATATGTAAGTGCTGCATTCCACATAGCCGGATAGATGTCGTACTGGTCTTTAATATTGTTTTCAGTGCAGAACTCTTTTAAATACTCCTCAAAATCATTTTTGATTGATTCTAATGAGCTTGGCTCTGCTCCTGCTAATTTCTCCAATTCTGTACACCTCCCAACTTTTAAATTTTAAAATAAAAAAATACCTACAAACTGCATTGTTCAACCCAATTTTTATTTGGGTTTCTTTGGCCGCTGGAATGAATCCGTGGCTCGCGTTTGTAGGTATTAAAAAATAATTACTATTCAATTTTCATTTTTGCATTTCTGCAACCTGTGATTACACAATACACTAAAATAATTATACTGTCAATAGTTTTTTGAATATATTTTAAATAAATCCGCGCGTATTATATTATATATATAAACTAAATTAATTCCCTAATTACTTAAAAAATAAAAAATACAGTGTATTTTATTTAAAAATATATCTTCTTTATTTCTCTTTTTATTCTATCTTTCTTTTTATTTTCTCTTTTGCTTCTTTTCTCTTTGGTTTTTCTTTCGTTCTTTTTTTCTCTTTTTTCTTCTGCGGATAGGGTATCTATAGGGTATCGCTCGAGTAGCGGAATTTTTTATAAATTTTATTAAACTTCTATAAATTGTATATTTTATTGACTTCTTACAGATTAATTATTATAATTATAATTTTCTTGTTATTTGTTTTTATTCTCCCGTTATCTCTACTTTTGCAATCCCGGTGTCTGGTGCTTCTGGGCGCTTTTCTTCTTCAATGCAATTATAATAGTCTACCGCTTCAAGCCAGCTTTTAAAGTCTGCTGCGTTTTTCTGTCCTGCTTCCTTTACTCTGTAAAATGCTTCTGGCTTTCCCTCTGCTTTCACAGTCGTAACTGCTGCCAGTTCCTTTGTTCCGTCGCAGGCAAGCAGTGTTTCTACTTCGTGTCCGTCCCAGCTGTTCGGGTCTTCAATTCTTTTTCCCATGTTCATTACCTTAATTACCTCCGTTTTGTTAAGTACTATCGCTTTAACTGTCTTTATTATATTCTAATTTAAGAATATTGTCAAGTGCTTTTGCTAGAAAAATTTTATTTTTTCCGCGTCTGTCGGCACAACCTCTATTATGTCGGACGGCTGGCAACGGCACATTATGCAAATGCGGTTTAACGTTTCTAGTGTAATGCTTTTGCCTGCCTTAATATTTTGTATTGTCTGCCCTGATAAAAGACCATTTTTTTGGATTCGGGCTTGATTATATCCACGCTCTTTTAACAACTCGAATACGTCTATTTTGTATTTTATCATTTTGCGTGCTCCTTTCCTTTTAATATGTTAAAAATTGTACATTATATATAGTAAAAAGTCAATAAAATTATTCTATTTTTAGATAAAATTTCCTTGACAAAATATTAGGTGGGTGCGATAATACTATTATCAAAAAAGAAAGGGCGGCAATACTGCCGCAAGGGTATAAAAATATGGAATATTGGGAATTTAAAAACGGCATAACGGTAGAGGGGGACGGCTCGGCGGTGTTCTCTGTAAATTTAGACGGGGATTTTTTGGGATATATAGTTTGCGGAGATTACGCGGACTATAAAAATTGCACCGCTGAATTAAACAGTGGCATTGACCCGATAACGGGCGGATGGGAAGACGGCAACGGGAATCCGTGCACGCTTTCCGGCTGGGGAAACTCCGAAGAATAAAAAAGAAGCAAAAAAGAGAACCGCCGAGGGGGCGCGGTTCTCTTTTTTTTACGTGCTATATTAAATTGTTGAGTGGTTCGTGTTCCGCTCTGTATAGTATTATATAACTTAATTTTTTAAACGGCAACTATTTTATTAATCATAGCCATTTTCGGCTTCTACATTTGCTTGCCGCCGTGCGACCTCTTGCAATCGCTTTTGCTCGTTTTCCTGCTGTATTTGGTGCAGCCAGTTATTTAATTCTTCGACATCTTCCGGTGGGTCTGCTTTTGGCTGTGCCTGCTCCGGCTGTTCTTCTTTTACGGTTTCCGGCTGTGCCGTCTGCGGTGCTTCTGCTTCTAACTTTTCCAGTTCTGCCAATACCGCAGAATTTAAAAATCCGTTTACAGTGTAGCCTAATGCTTGTATACGGTCTTTTGTGCCTTTGGGGAGTGTTACGCTCGCGCGGTCGTAGTCCTGCTTTATTTTTTCGTTTTGCCGTTTTATCCTTTGTTTGTACTTTTCTAACATTTCAATATTATCCATATTATCCGCCTTTCATTAATGTAATGCTATTACATATAATAATACATATTGCAATAAAAGTCAATTTTTTGCATTAAATTAAATATTATTTTAATTTTATTGCATTTATGTATTGCATTTATGTAATTAATGTGTTATTATAACAGTGTCGAAAGACAATATAAAAAAAGGCGGTTGCCACTCCACCAAAGCGCGCAACCGCCACCAATCAAAAAGAAAGGTAAATCAACTATATCACAGTTGATGAAATGGTGCAAGATTATGAGGTTTGAAAATTTATTTAACACAATGCATTGTGATTTTTTTGAAATTCACAAGAATGGGGAAATAGAAAAAATAAAATGTGAAACTAGCGGCGCAATGTTAGCCGCTTCTAAAAAGTACTTTGATTATATAGTTAAAGATTTCTATATAATCAGGGCAAAAAACTCTAATGAGTTAGGATTAATGATTATATTATAAGGAGGGTTCAAAATGATTATAGGGACATTAGTAAATGGCGGCAAATGCGTTTACGATTTGCCGGCAGAAATTAAGACAGCCGCAGAATTTGAGAGTCTTATATATGGCTACAATAACGGAAGAATGGCGGAAGCGCAACGAGAGGAACTTTACAACCAGCCTAAAATATTGGGCTTAAATGGTCCTATGTTTAACGGATTCGGAACACTTAAAAGCACGGGTGAAACGGTTGTAATTATCCGATACGAAAAGCCTTGTAAATATTAAAGAGGGGGCAGAATTAACTAAAAATAAATTTCAAGGGTGAAAACCCGGAAAGGGGTATATTATGTATACAATAGAACAGGCGGAAGAACGCTTCCGCGAAAATTTAAGAAATTTAATCGGGGAATGGGCAACAGAAGTAAATTTTTATGAAAATTTAATCTGTGCCTTTGATTCTGAATATTTGGACGAAAACGGAAACAGTCCGGATTATTCAGATTATGCCGTGGAAACCGGCGATTTTAGGAATGTCCCATATTCCAGCGCGCAAACGTTGGAAGTATATGACGAAAATATTTCTATTACTATAGAGGTGGTATCGAGCGAAAATAAATGCCATGAAACTATATGCAAAGTAACAGATGTATATTAAAATAAGCCCCGAAAAAAATCCGGGGCTTTTGTGTGCGGCTTGATGTTTGAATAGATTAGCATTAAATTAATACTAAAACATATTTCAATACATCACATGTTAAGGTTTATGAAATTATGTTTATGCTAAGATAAAAACATATTTCAATACATCACATGTTACGGTTTATCAAAGCGCCGCACACCTTACAAACTTTTGTTTGCAAAAATATAATAGCATATATACCAAAAAAATGCAAGGCTATTTTTATAGCTTTTTTTGTGTTATCTTAAAGTATAAAAGGGGGTATTCTATGCCGAAAATGAAAAAATGCACCATTTGCGGCAAAAGCTTTTTAAGCTGCAAGGGTGTAGAGGTCTGCTCCGCTGCCTGTG